CTCGCCCCCGCTGCGCGACCCCCCGCGCGGCACCCTCGGCGAGGGCGGCCTGCTCCAGGGCGTCGGCGCGATCCTGGATGCGGGCGAGGTCGCGTGCGCTGAGGCGCTTGATGTCACTCAGCGAGAGCGGCCCCTGCACATCGCCGATGCGCACGATCTGGCGGCGCAGGATGTGGATGCCCACGGCCGAGGGGCTGGGGATGAGCTGCCAGCCCTCGGCCGTGCGCAGGAGCTGCTCGCTCTCGCCCTGCGCCTCGATGATGTCGCCCGCGCCGACCTCGCGCAGCTCGACCTCGGTGAGCGTCTGCTCGCCGAGCTGGTAACCGTCCTGGAGCTCGAAGGTGTCGCTGGCCATCAGCTGAGCTCGTCGCATTCGAGCGCGGCCATCGAGAGGTCGACCGCGCCGTCGGACTCGGCGAGGCTGGGCACGGCGGTGGTGAAGGCGCCGCGCATGAGAAATTGGACGCCGGTATCGGTCTCGAACTCGACGGTGGCGGACTCGATGGAGGCCAGCCAGCGCAGGGAGAGCGCGCGGGTGTGGGCGATGCGGCACTCCAGCGTCGAGGCCTCGTCGGCCTCCCTGTAGCCGTGGATCTTGCCCCCGCCCGTGACGGCCTCGCGGCTGACGCCGCCGATGTTGAGCGTGGCGCCGCCGAGGCTGCGCAGCTCCTGGCCGTCGACGCGGATGGTGGCGCGCCCTGTGATCTGTGCCATGTGTGCGTGCTCCTATGTCAGTGTCAGCGGCGGAACTGGGTCTTCATCGCGTGCACGCGGTACTGGCCGACGAGCTTGGGCGAGTCGAGCACGTTGAGCCGGCTGGGGTCGGTGGCGTCGATCTCGACGATGAGGCTCTCCTTGTAGCCCTCGTAGTCCTGCGTCCAGCCGCCCTCCTCGAAGTCGCGATAGAGGGCGAGCAGCTCGGCGCGCGCGATCTTCGGCTGCATGACGGCCTGGCCGGCGCCGACGCGTGCGTCGTCCGCGGCGAGCTTGTGCCGCGGGTACTTCTGCGCGAAGAGCGTGCGCTGGGCGTAGCGGATGCGCTCCAGGGTCTCGGGGGTGTTGATGTCCAGGTAGGCCGAGTCGGCCGCGCCGGAGGCATCGGCGGTGTAGGTGGTGATCTGCCGCTCGATGCGCACGCGCCCGTCGGCGCCGACGGTGTGCGTGGCCAGGCCCGAGTAGAGCAGCGTGTTGCGCTCCGCCTGGATGAAGCGCGCCGCCACGTCGGCCGGCAACAGGCCGGGCAGCTCCAGGCGCTGCAGCGGGCGCGCGGGGTCGATGGACAGCGAGCGCGCGGCGACGGCGGCGTTGACGCCCGCCCACACCCAGGGCGGCTGCGGCGCGAGGCCGGTCGCCAGGATGCTGATGTGCGCGCTGTTGGGCGGCACGTCCAGCGCGCTGGTGGTGTCGGCGTATTCGCCGCGCAGCGCGGCGAACATGCGCGCGCCCTGCTGCACCAGCGGGCCCCAGCGTCGATCCAGCTCCTGGCGCATCAGGGGCAGGTTCACGGCATCGGTGTAGGGGCAGACGATCCAGTTCCACCACTCGTCGCCCATCGCGGCGATGGCGCTGCCGACGTCCACCGCGCCCGCACCGAAGTTGGGCCCGGTGGTCGTCGCGGTGAGCCCGGCCGGCAGCGGCGCGTGCACGCGCAGCTCGATGCCCTCGCCGATCTCACCGCTCATGCGCGCGGTGAGGTCGGTGATGGCGGGGTTGACGCCGTTGGCCGCGCCGATCATCGCGGCCGGGTCGGTCGCGAACTCGCCCCCCAGCAGCGCGGCGCGGAAGGCGTCCGCCACCGCCGCGGCGGTCATGCCCGCGGTGACGGCGAACTCGACACGACGACCGGCGATGCTGATGGCCACGGTGCCGGGCTCGGTGGGTGCACCGAGGAATTCGATCGTGCCGGTGGCGGCGGTGTCGGCCGGGTCGTCGTCCAGCGCGATCGCCCAGACCTCCTGGCCCTGCACCAGCGGCAGGGCGTGGCGCAGCATCTCGCTCAGCATCGAGCCGGCGCCGAAGTACGCGCGGGCATCGGAGATGCGCGAGACACGCACGGGCGTCGCGGCCGCGACGCTGCCGGTGGCCAGGCGTTGGCCGATGAACAGGATGCGCTGCTGGATCTCGGACTGCGCGGCCAGCTCGGCATTGAATTCGATGTAGACGCCCGGCGTGCGCAGCGCATCGGGGATGTTGTCGAAGCTGATCGGCATCAGGCGTTCCTCTTGGCGGTCTTGGCCGGCTTGTCAGGGACCGGCTTGGAGGCACTCGCCTCGGCAGGCTCGCAGACGACCTCGACGCTGCCCTCGGCCAGGCGCCGCAACCAGTAGGCATCGCGCGGCTTGCGCTCGCCCTCGGAGGCGAGCGGGCGCAAGGTCTGCGGGTCGAGGACGATGCGCGCGGCCGTCGGGCGCAGCACGAACGAGGTCGGGTCGGTGCTCATGGCAGGGTCTCCAGGGTGAGCTCGGTCGGCATGGCCGGCGTGTCCGGTCCGCCGGGGTTGGAGTCGGCGCGGTAGGTGGCGAAGTTGTCGAGCACGGTCGTATCGAGCGCGGGCGGTAGCGGCATCCTCGGCAGCGTGAGCATCAGGCCGTACACGGTGCCGCCGACGTCAAAGAGCGCGTCGCGGAAGAGGTTCTCGATCGCGGTCAGCTCGCAGCTGCCGACGCCGGGCACCGTGAGCCCGCCCAGGCGCGGGGCCAGGCGCTCGAGCATGTCGTAGGCGCCGATCTCATGCGGTGTGCCGCGACGGCGAATCGGATCGCTCGACGCCTTGGCGACGATGTAGACGGCGAAGCGCCCGTCGATGCCGGAGCTCTCCGTGTTGCGTCCGACCTGGCGGGCGCCGAGAAAGGCGGCGTAGACACCGGGCGATGTCTGCAGGGCGCGCTTCAGCGCGTCGAGCGTCCACGAGCCGCCCAGCGTCTGCTTGACGCGCACGGTGTCGGCGAGGGCGGCGTCGACCTCGGCCAGCAACGCATCCTCGACCTGGCGGATGACGCTCATCAGAAGTCCTCGAGCGTGCGCTCGGTGAACACGCGCGCACCGCCGCTGACCTGCGGCGCGTTCTCGGGGGCGGGCTCGGTATCCAGGCCGAGCTTGAGCATGCCCTTGGCGAGGTGCTCCAGTACGCGTCGCGCGGCCTTGTAACGATCACGCACCTCCTCGGGGGCGGCGTCGTCGTAGAGCTGGTAGCGGGCGAGGTCGCAGGCGACACGCACCAAGGTCTGCGGCACGGGCGTGATGGGCAGGTCGTAGCGCGCGCCCAGGTACAGGTCGATGTCGTTGTCCGCATCGCCCAGCGCCTGGCCGATGCGCGCGGCGGCGGCGTCGGCCGCGACGATCTGCTCGGGGGTGTAGGCGCTGCGGTCGGCGCCCTCGATGGTCAGGCGCAGCAGTGCGGGCGCCACGACCGGATGCTCGGCCGGTGTCGCCACCTGCGCCAGCTCGGTGGCGTCGAAGCGCACGAGCAGATCGGCCGCGAGCGCATACATGGGCTACTTGCCCGCGCCCTTGCCGGCAGGCTTGTCCGCAGCGCGCGGTAGGTGTTGACCTGCGCCGGCCGCGACCAGGCTGCCGGACTTCAGCGCGGGGGCCGCGACCTTCGGCTCGAGCTCGAGGTCGTGCTCGCCCGGCTTGTGGAGCGCGCCCTCGATCTTGACGGGTCGCACGATGCGGTACTTGGCCATTGTCGTCTCCTCTAGGCGCCCTCAAAGGGCGCCTGCGCTGCGTGGCGGTGGAAGTCAGCCCGCGTTCTGGATCAGGTAACCGGAGGTGATGCCGGAGAGCACCGGCACGCGCTCGTAGGTGACCGGGTAGATCCAGGACTTGGCGTTGTTGTCGTAGTAGGCCTGCTCGACCAGCGGGTGGGCCTCCATCGTGTAGGTGTACCCGTAGGAGGGCTCCTCCATGCTGGACGGCGCCGGGGGCACGTAGGCGAGCACCGCATCGGCGCCCCAGACGTCGGTCGGCGCGCCGGCATCGTCGAAGGTGATCGCCGAGCCGACCACGACGCGGTCGAGATCCCAGAGGTTGGCCAGCATCTCGACCGTGATCGATTCGCGGCTGGTGTACTTGAAGCGCTCGACGACCAGGGCGTTGTTCTTCGCCGCCTTGAAGGCCAGCGCCGAGAGCAGCAGCGTGTTCGGGTAGATGCCGACGCTCGCACGCACCGCCTCCTTGCCCGCCTCGATGTCGGCATTGGGGTTGTTGGTGTCGGTGGTCCACGGCGCGGCGGCGAGGTCGACCTGGTGGTTGACGTCGTAGTTGGCGAGGTTGCGCGCGAGCTGGGCCTGCTCGTGCTCCAGGGCGAGCGAGAGGCTGCGCATGGTGGTGTTGCTCGCGCGGGTGCCCAGGTCGATGCCCGGGGTGCGGCTCGCATCGCGCATGTGCTCGCGCGGCACCTGACCCTCCAGGGCGTCCTGCACCAGGGCGAAGGGCTTGCCGAGGTAGCCGAACTGCACGCGCTTGGTGTTGGCGCCCGGGGCGCGGCGTGCGTTGTAGAGCTGGAAGCTCTCCTTGCCGAACTCGATCACCTGCCCGCCGCTGACCATGACGGGCACGCGCGGGAACAGCGCCATGCCCACGTGCTCGGGATGGCGGTAGCCCTGGACGACGTTCGAGAGGACCGGGTCGACGACCCGCACCTGGCTGGGGGACATACCGATGGGCATGATGCTGACTCCTGTGTGTGGTCGATGCGGCTAGTGACCGCAGGGGCTAGCGCGCGAGGATCTCGATGAACTCGCCCGCGCCGGCGGCCGACTCCAGCGCCTCGCCGACGGCGAAGTCGGGCAGCGCCGCGCCCTCGAGGATCTCGCCGTTGGCGGCCGTGCTGGTGACTGCGACGCCCCCCGCCTGGACGGCGAGCGGCGCGCCCGGGATGACGCGCCCCTGAGCGTCGACGATCAGCGTGTCGCCGACCGCCACGGGGGCGCCGGTCTCGGCGACGAGGGTGCCCTTGCTGTCGACGGGTACCGACTCGCCGATCGCAGCGTCGTGGCGCGCGAAGCCGGCGACCTTCTGCCCCTGTACGGTCGCCTGGGCCCCGTCGAAACCGACGCCGCGATACCTGCTGATCAGGGCGGTGGCGACAAGGGTGAGCGTGAGGATGGAGATGTTCTGCATGGCGTGCTCCTAATCGATGGGCAGCGAGGCTACGGCGCGACGGCGCGCGCTGCGGTCACGTAGTCGGTGTCATGCTCGCGTTGGTAGGCGAGCGCCTTGCGATGCAGCTCGAGCTGCTGCGCGTCCACGGCGTAGCCGGGCGGCGCCGCGAAGTCCGCGGTCTGCTCATCCTGCGTCTCGCCCGGCGTGTGCTCGCCGAAGTCCACGCGCGGCGGCAGCGCCTCGAGGAACTCCTGCAGCCATTCGCCGGCGCCATGCCGGCGGCGCTCATCGCCCTCGCCGAACTCGATCGCCGCCTCGGCGTCCAGCCCGTCCATGAAGGCGACCAGGGCGTCGCGATCCTTGGGCAGGACCTTGCCCGCCTCGACCAGGCGCTCGGCGAAGGCTGCGGCCTCGGCGTGACGGCGTGCGGCCTCGCCGGCCCGGGCCTGGTCTTCGCGGTCCTTGATGGCCTGCTCGCGGCTGTTCAGTTCCGCCTCGCGCTCGGCAAGGTCGACGGGCTGCTGCTCTGGCATCGCGGGGGTCTCCTGTGTGGGTTCTGAGTAGGCCGCAGCGCCGGCTTCGCGCTCGTCCTCGGCGACGGCCTGGGTGTCGCGGATGAGGTAGTCCGGCACGACGCGGTCGGCGGTCTCGGTGCCGTCGCGCTCGATGAGCCATTCGCGCAGGCCGCGCAACACCCGGGCGATGGACTCAAAGCCCCAGCGCGCGTCCTCGCCGAACTCCAGCGTCACCACGCCGGCCTCGTCGTCGGCGAACTCGGCGTCGCGCAGGCCCTTGACGGCCGGCGGTTGCGCGCCGAGGAAGCCGACATGGCGCAGGTAGTACACGCCGGGCTTGGGGTTGCCCGGCGCGTGCGGGCGGTAGAAGGAGGCCGAGATCTTCTTGAAGCGGCCCGCGCGGACCATCTCGGCGAAGGCAGGGTCGACCTGGTGCGGCGTCGCCTGCAGGGAGGAGTCGGTCTCGGGCACGGCCAGCGCGCGCACCCAGCCGTAGGCCGGCAGGTTGTGGCGCGGGTGCCCGACGGTCAGCGGGGCCTCGTGCAGCGCCGGGTCGTAGGCGGCGGCCGAGGCGTGTAGGTCGGCCTCGGAGAATTCCAGCGCCTCGCCGCTCATGTCGGTATGCCGCCCAGGGCGGAAGATCTCGATCGGCTGGAGCGCGGCGCGCGCCATGTCGGGTGTTCCGTACATGGCGCCAGTGTGGCGAGGGGCTACGCGGTGGCGTAGCTGAAGCGGTTCAGGATGGGGGCTCGGGAAACGAGCGGGTTCAGACTAGCGCGGGGATAAGCGCCTCACAACCGTGAGGGTTGGTGCTAGCGGATTACGACGTGGGGGCGCAGCAGGTCGTCGAGCATCGGCCGTACATGGGCAGGCGCGATCAGCCTACACCCTCCCACTTGGACAACAGTTCATTCGCGATCTTTGCGCCGGTCTTGTTGGGACCCGCGTGGATGAGATAGTAGAGATGTCCTCCCCGGGAGTTGCGCACCAGGCGCGCCTTGGAGGCATAACCGAAGGCGGCCTGCAGCCTATCGCGATACCACTTGGCCAGGTGTTCGCCCGGCATCTTTTGGCGTTGTTCCTCTCCGAACAGGTCTACCTGTCGTTCTTGGTACATGACATCGAACCACTCCGGCCCTCCGAAGTACTCATCGAGCTTGCGACGCCGTTGCGGTTGCAGTTGGCCGTCACGCGGCAACAGCCGTTGAATGGCCATGCCGAGTGGGAAGTTGACGAAGACCTCAAGGGCCCGCGTCTCGGCCAACGCCTGAATGGTCGACCAAGGCACGTGCATCCCGAACGGGTCCAGGAATACGACCCCGCGCCACGTATCCCATTTGATGCGCGGGAGCAGCTCGAGGAGATAGGCGTTGCAGTCGCACTGCCTGATGGCGACTGTGCGCGCAGCGCCGAACTCCGCCGCCACCGCCTCTAGCAACGCAATCCGTTCTGAGTTGAGGTCTATAAAGACGTAATGACTGAAGGGTGGATCAATGTCGAGGGCAACTCTGGGCGACCCTTTGAGGTATTCGGCGTCGTCTTCGTCCAGAACAGGAGCCAATAGATCGACACCCCCGGGAAGCGCGTCCGGCTTGGCGCGTACCCGCGCCCTCCCCGGACCCGCGAACGCGTCGATATAGACGAACCCGTCCGCCCAGGGCTGCTTGCTCAGGATCTTCGTGTATGCGGAGAGGTACCTGCTCAGAAAATCCAGTTTGTGCCGTGCCCAAGCGCCTACTGTAGGCTCCTGCAAGACCCTTCCTCCCTGACAGTGCCCTCATGCGTAGCGGCGAGGAAACTCATCCCACACCCGGCCGTCGAGCTCCCGGCCGGCATCCTTCTTCGATAGTCTAGCTAGATGAATGGGCTGCCCGTCCGAGCCCGACAACTCAATGACCTGTCGCGGCCTGCGGTCCGCGGGCACGTTGGGCGACCAGTGCCCCCACTGCTTGAAATGAAAGGCCACGCCTGCGTCGTTGCACTGGTCTCGCAATGCAGCGGCCCACTCAGGATTCATGGGGCGCGCACCAGAACCGCTTTCCCCGCCTGCTATGACCCAATCCAGGCCCGGCAGCCACGGCGCAAGATCGACTGGCCCCAGCAGCGGTTCGCAAGATACGAAGCGCACGGTCGCAGGGTGGCGCAGCAGCAGCGGCAGACGCTTGGCCGCCCAACGCTGATTCTCAGCGGTCGTGCCAAGCCAAACGTTCTCGGGCCAATCGTCCGTCCAGGGGACGAATCTCCCGATCAGGTGGGGCCGCTTGGTCAACAACAGCCAGTCAAGGTGTGGCGTTGCCGCAATGAGGTCCCAGAGCCGCTCACGCAACGGCCTGAGTTCCGGGCGGTACTCGAAGACGTCAGCCATCGAGGCGCAGAACACGCGGCGCCTCTCGCGCGAACGCTCGGCTTCTCGATTCCAGCGCAGCGGCTCCTGCCAATGCTGGTCGCTCAAGAAACGGCGGGGGGCCTTTGCCCCCCAAACCTCCAGGCCGACCCGGTTGGCCCAGGCCTGGGCATAGCAATGCGTGCAGCCGGGCGAGACCTTGGTGCAACCCCACCAGGGGTTGAAGGTGTGGTGCGTCCACTCAATCTTAGAGTTCTTGGCCATCCCGCGTCTCCCTGGTCGGTGATGGTGCGGATAAGATTCAGGTCGCTAGGGCCCAGAGCCATTTACGGGGGGTATTGCACCAGTGCAGCACCACCCAACACAAGAGAGCCGCCCTAGAACCCGTTTAAATTCGCCGACACGCATTTTACTCCCTGGCACGCGCCCACCCGGGGCGGCTCGGGGCCCTCGGCGCCGCTCAGGGCGTTTCAGGGGCTCAACGCGCCGCGCCCGCCCAGGCCCGCCTCGAGGTGTTCGCGCAGGATCTCGAGGATCTCGGCCTGGTCGGCCTCTGAGAGGCCCAGGAACGGCCGGGCCGGGATGCCGGCCTCCTCGCGGCCGAATTGGTGGGTGGCGCCGTAGATGCGCGCGGTGCCGAGCTCCAGGCGCTGGCCGTCGACCTGGTAGCTGAGCTGGTCGCGCAGCCAGCCCTCCAGGACGAGGATGCGCTCGGCGTTGCGGCGCTTGCGGGCCTGGTACTTGGGGTCCAGGGCCGCCCAGGGGGTGCCGTCCGGGGCCTCCTGATCCTCGAAGCGGGCGCGGTGCGTGCCGAGCAGGGCCTCGCCGATGTCCCGCAGGGCCAGGTCGGGGTTGCGGGCGAAGTCCTCGAGGCGGCGCAGGGCCGCCAGGACCTGCCGATCGTCGATCTCGATGCGCGCCCCGGCCATGTCTTATACTCTAGGGGTGAACCCGGCCGCTGACGTGGGGACGCGCCCCGACGACGTCAGCAGCCCGCCCGCCCCGCGCGTGGGGAGTGAGGGCCCCTCCCACCCTGTGCTCAGCGCCCATACAGCAGCATCCCGCGCCGCTGGCGCTGCAGGTAGCGCAGATCCGACGTCGGCACGACCGTCCAGGCCTCGAGCAGGCCACGGCGCGCGTTGGCGACGACGAGCACGCCGCGATCGCGGCCCAGATCAAAGAGCTTGAGCACGCGGCTGCGCATGACGACCTGGCCGGTGCCCCGGTGCCGCTCGAAGGCGAGCCAGACCTCGAAGGGGTCGCTGAGGACATCGTCGAGCAGCGGCAGGAACTCGCCGCGGTTGGGGTCGACGTGGCGCGCGAGGGCCTGCGCGTTCACCAGCACCGCCAGGCCGCCCGGGCGGTAGACCCGCTCCTCGCCGTCGAGGATCTCGCGCAGCGCGCCCTGCACACCCGCCTCGTCGCGCAGGCGCCGGCCGCGCCCGCGGCTGGGGCGGTCCGCCGGGATCTGCGCCGGGCGCCCGAAGCGCTCGGGGCCGGCGGGCGTGAGCAGCTCCCAGGCATCGCGCCCCCCCGCCCTGTACTGCGCCATCGCCCGCTCGCAGAGCTCGCGCCCCCAGGCCGCCTCGCCGACGTTGTAGGCCCAGCCCGGGTCGATGCCTTCGGGCACCTGCACGGTGCGCGGCGTGGGTCCGCGCACACCGACGCTCACCTCGCGCGCCTGCAGCGGCGGGGGGCGGTCCGGCCCATCCTTACCCAGGCGGCGCAGGTCGCGCTCGGCCAGGGCCTCGACGGTGCACTGGCAGCCCCAGCCGTTCGGCGGGTAGTGGGTCTGCCACCACGGATCGTCCGCGCTCAGGATGAGTCCGTCCCAGGCCTGGTGTTCGGGGCGCGGGTGGGTGACGGCGTCGCTGTGGCGGTAGCGCCAGTAGGGCCTGGCGGCCCTGACCGCGCGCAGCTGGGCGTAGCGCCCGGCCTGGTAGCTCGTGCGCAGGTTGGTGTCGTAGATGACCCGGCTGCGCCAGCCGCGCCCACCGCGGTAGCTCCAGCCGTGGGTCGCGACGATGCGATCGAAGTCGCGCCGGAACGCGGCAAGCGTGGTGCCCTCGGCGATGGCCTGGTCGACGGCGCCGCGCAGGTCGGTCAACAGGTCCTCACGCAGCGCCCCCGCCACCACGAAGGCGCGCGCGTGCATGCCCTGCCACACATCGGTCCAGGCGGCCGTCGGCACGTTGACCTTGTCGCGAAAGAACGCGACCTGCTCGCGAAAGCTGAGACCGCCGTACCGGGTCGAGGGCATGGCTCACCAGTTCCGGTAGACCAGCTCGGCCGAGGTCTTGGGCGCGACCTTGCCGACGGTGTACTTGATGGCGACCCGGTCGCGTTTAAGGCCTTTGAAAACGCGCCTGATGTCCGGGTGATCGTTGATGGTGAGCATGGCCTTACCGCGCATGCCGCGCATCAGCTCGGCGAGCCGTTCGTAGTCGTCCAGGCCGAAGGGGTGGCCGTAGCCGGCGAGCTTCCAGTACAGCGGGTCCAGGAAGAAAAACGTCTGCTCGCGATCGTAGCGCTGGATGCACTCGGCGTAACCGAGGTGCTCGATGACGACTCGCGCCAGGCGCTCGTGGGCCGCCGAGATGTCCTCCTCAAGGCGCACGAGGTTCAGGCGCGGGCGGCTACCGGGATCGACACCGAAGCTGCGGCTGTCCGGCCGGGCGCCGAAGCAAAGCTTCTGCAGGTAGTAGAAGCGCGCGGCGCGCTGGATGTCGGTGAGCGTGTCGGGCGGCGTCTCGTCCAACCACTGGAAGAGCTGGCGGCTGACCAGGGCCCAGCGGAACTGGTTGCAGAACTCGACCATGTGGTGCTTGACCACGCGGAAGAAGCTCACCAGCTCGGAGTCGATGTCGTTGAGCACCTCGACCGGCGCCGGTGCCTCGCGCATGAAGAGTACGGCCGCGCCTCCGGCAAAGGCCTCGACGTAGGTCTTGTGCTCGGGCATGCGGCGCAGCACGGTGTGCGCCAGTCGGGCCTTTCCGCCCATCCAGGGGATCGGGCTTCGCATGGGTTTTCTCCCATTGTCGATGCGGTGGCCGACCCGTAGGCTGCCCGGGCCGCGTCGACGTGGCGGGGAGCCTTGGGTCTGCCGTGCCGCAGCCCTGACTGCGGTCCGGGGATGTCGGCGGCGTGTTGCTGCACGCCGCCGACGCTCCCCTTGCTTCGGTTGCGCGGCCATCGCGCTCAGGTCTCGTCGAGGATGTCGTAGCGGCCGGCGAGCTGCGCGCTGGCCAGGGCCTCGCGCATGACCGCCGCGAAGCGCTCAGGCTCCATGCCCGGGTAGGCCTCGAGCAGCTCGTCGCGCAGGGCCTGCAGGCTCTCGGCGGCCTCGACCCGCGCACGCAGCTCATCGATCCAGGCGTCCGTCGCGGGCCCGAGCTCTTGGTCCAGACGCTCGGCCTGCAGCTCGGGCATGTCGGGCGCGTCGGGCGCGTCCTCGGCGAACTCGGCCGACCGGCCTGGCTGTGCCCCGGTCGGCGGCCCGTCCGGCACGCACGGCGCGCGCTCGGTCCACTCGCCGCCGTAGGTGTCGGTGACGTGGCGCAGGCTCGGGCGAAAGCCCATGTCGACGATCGTCTTGTCGCGCTCGGCGACGGCGTTGAGGTCCTCGGGTTGCTCGGTGCGCCGCCACACGCGCGGCGCGGCGGCGTTGGGGTAGTTCCACTGCGTCAGCCAGCGTGCCGGGCCCCGGTTGAACGAGTCGCAGACCAGGTCGGCATCGGCCTTGATGACGTCTTCGCGCACGTCCTGCGCCATGTCCTCGGAGCCGAGCTTGCCGGGGGTGCTGTCGGAGGTCCCGGTGTGCCCGAGTACGACCTTGGTGATCGCCGCGTTCATGCGATCGAACAGCGCGGTGTAGTCGGCCGTGCCCGAGCGCGCGGCCTCGAGCAGCTCCAGTGCCATGCCCTCGGGGATGATCACGCCGGTATCGGTGCGCACGGCCTCCACGGCCTGCAGCAGGCGCTGGCGCTCGAGCGGGCCGGCGTTGGAGGCGTACTTGCCCGTCACCGTCGGCTGGCCGAACTTCTCGAGGAAGATGAGCCAGAACTTGAGGTTCTGGCGCTTGAACAGCACCGGCCAGTACAGCCAGTGCGCAAGGCCCAAGCCATAGGGCTCGTCGTCGTGATCGGCGCCGGTGGCGAAGGCCCAGAACTTGCGCGGCGGCAGCAGCTCGCCCTCGGGCTTGCTCATGGTGCGCAGGCGCAGGCGCATCGCGCCGTCGAAGGCGAAGCGGCGACGGTCGCGCACGCGCACGGCATCCAGCGTGATATGCCGCCCATCGCGCCCCCATAGACACTCCGCCACGGCGTAGCCGTAGAACAGGCCGAAGAGCATCTTGTCGGTGACCGCGTCCCAGCCGGGCTGCGGTAGGCGCGCGTGTTGGTCGTCGTCTAGGCCGAGGTTGACGCCCGTGAGCCAGTCGCGCAGGGCGTCGGCCGCCGCCTTGTCCTGGCGCTTCGCCCCGCCGGGCTGCACCTCCCACTCGGCGGAGACGACGGCGCGGCGGCGCTGCTGCAAGACGGAGGCGACCTGGTCGTCGCGCAGGACCTCTCGGTAGAGCGCTTGGTTGCCGGCGCCGCGCGCGAGCAGGATCTCGTCCTGCGGCAGCAACAACACCATCGGGTCGACGTAGCCGCGTGTGATGTCGCGCCCGTCGCGGGTGGTCGCCACCTCCCCGGCGGGCGCCGTCTCGGCGAAGCTCGCCGGGATGATCAGGCCGCTGCCGCGCTGTATGTAACCGGCCATTCAGAGCCCCCCGAAGTCGGTGTCGCCAGCGACCGTGCCGAAGCCGACGTCCTCTCGCAGGCGTCGGGCGTGGGCGCCGGTCTCGTCGTAGGCGTCCAGCGCTGCGCGCCGTCGGCCGGTGGACTGGAACTCGATCGGCACGGGCTCCATCTCGGCGACGGCGTAGTGCAGCAGGGCCAGTGCGATGGCCGAGTCGCCGTGGCGCTCGAAGCCGTCCGTGCCCTTGGTGCGGGCGTCGTCGGGGACCTGGGCAACGCCCTTGCGCACCCGCACCGCGAGCATGTCCGCGACGACGTCGGCGTGCTTCGGGATGGTGTGCGTGCGGTCCTCGAACGCGGCCTTGAAGCGCGGCATGTGCTGGCGGTACCACTCCGCGGTGATCTTGATCTCGGCGATGCGCGTGGCGCCGTAGCGCTGCATGGCGACCTCGGCGAGGTAGCCGCCGTTGCCGGTCGCATCCAAGGCCCCGGCGGTGAATCGGGGCAGTCGGTCGACCAGGTAGAACAGGACCTGCTTCTGCTGCTCGTAGGGCACGTTGCGCAGTTCCAGCACAAAGGGCGTGCGCAGGGATAGGTCGCCCTGCTGTTGCGCGGGCCAGACCACGGTCACGTCGCCCGAGCGCGCGAAGTCCTCGCCGAAGTAGCTCGCCAGGTTCGGGTCGAGTCCTGCGAGCAGCGGGGCGAGCTCGGCCTCGCACCAGTCGCGTGCCTCGGCCTCGCGCAGATGCTGCGCGAGCTGAGCGAAGCTGCTGGGCAGGGCCAGGCGCAGCAGCGGCGCCTCGCCCTGCGCCGTCGACTCGACCAGGGCGCGTGTGAGGTAGCGCCCCGAGCCCTGGCTCGGGACGACGTCGAGCTCCTCGGCCGCGTCCTCGCCGTAGAAGGCATAGACGTCCTGCACCCACGTGTCCTCGCCCGCCTGCGTCCAGGCCTGACCGAGGCGCAGGCACACCCGCCGGTAGAGGCCCTGCGCCACGGCCTCGCGAAAGGTGGTGCGCTGAACGGAGCCGCGGCGCTTGCCGGCGCGGATCTCCTGGATGAGTTCGTTGAAGGCGTTCTGGTCGCCGTTGTGCGTGGACAGCACCCGCACCCGCCCACCCCAGATCAGCAGCGCGAGTGCGGCCTTGAGGAGCTGGTCGAGCTGATCGTGGAAGGCCGCCTCGTCGATGACGACCACGCCCTGCTTGCCGCGCAGGTTGGCCGGGCGCGAGCTGAGCGCGACGACGCGATGGCCGGAGCTGGGAAAGCGGATGGTAAAGGTCTTGATGTGTTTGTCGTCGTCGCCGTCGTCCCAGAGGCCTTCCTCGATCTGGGATGCCGCGTAGTCGAAGGCACGCGCCCACATGGCGCAGGCCTCGACGTACTCGATGGCCATGTCCTGGTTGTAGCCGATGTAGTAGACGTTCTGCCCGTCGCTCTGCGCGTCGGCCGCGGCGATCAAGACGTCGTCCGAGGCCTCCGCCCACGTGAGGCCGATGCGCCTCGATTTCTCGGCGACCTTGAGCGGGGCGTCGTCGGCGACCCAGGCCTGCTGATAGGGGAGCAGCGCCGCGGGGATTTCGGCGGCGCCGGCGGCGGGCAGGTCGTCGCGGAGTCTGTCGCTCATCCGGCCATACCCAGGATCTCGCGGCGGATCTCCGCGACCGTCTCGCGCGACATGCCGCCCTTGCGGGCGATCTTCGCCGCATGCTCGGCCGCCTGTCTGGTGACCTCCTGGCGGACCTTGAGCTCGCGCTCCGCGGCCAGCTTGTCGGCGCTGGCCATGTCCTTGATCGCGCGCGCGAGGAACATCACGGCGCCGGGGTTGACCTCGTCCTGGTCGCCGAGCTGGCCGATGGTCTGGAAGGCGACGGTGCGCAGCATCTCGGTCAGCAGCCGCCCGACGTCGCTCTCGGGCTCCTCTTCGAGCTTGCCGACCCAGACCTTGGCGACCTCCTGCGCCTGGCGGTAACGCTCCATCTGATCGCGGGCACTCTTGACGTAGCGCCCGACCGCGGAGCGCGAGGCCGCACCACCCAGACCCTCGATCGCGTCGACGATCTCGTCGATGCTCGCGCGCCCGTCGCGCACGAGGCGATCGACCGCCTCGCGCACCCGCGGGTCGAGCTGGGTGATGGATGATTTGCGGCCCACGTCAGCCGGGCTCCGGGCGCTTCACCCCGGGCACGAGCGCGCGACCCTCGGCGACATCGCTGCCGCGCGCGCTGAGCGTGGCGACTTGCACGCCACCGACCTCGGCGACGCTGAGCAGGCCCTGCTCGGCGAGCCAGGCCAGCTCGGTGTGCAGCAGGTCGCGGCCGATGTTGTGGCCGAAGCCGTCGAGTGCGGCCTGTATCAGGTACTCGTTCGCCGTGTAGCCACCGCTCTCGCCCAGGAGGCGCAGGATGACCAGGCGTCGGTCGGCGGTGAGCAGTGTGCTGTAGTCACTCATGGCGGCTGCTATGGAGCATGTGCTGGTGGATGACGTTGAGCAGGTGCCGCACGCCCTTGAACTCGCCGGACAGCTCCTGCACGGATTCCTTCAGGCCGTTGATGCGCTCGTACAGTTGGCCGAGATCGTCATGCGTGGGCGCGTGCTCGAGGTCCTGCTCGAGGCGCGCGAGGCGCTCGTGATGGTCGTCCAGCCGACCGTCGACGTGGCCCTCCAGGCGGTCGATGGCATCGGTGGTGACGCGCTGGCGATTGCTCATCCAGACATACACGCCGATCGCGAAGGTGCCGGCGAGCTGCACGACGTCGAGCCAGAACTTGAGCGCGGGGTAGTCCATCAGCGACCTCGCAGTGCCTGGATGGCCTCGACCAGGCCGCCGGGGCTCTGCCCGGCGGCGACTTGTTTGTCCTTGGATCTGCTGGTCACGTTGACGCCGAGGACCGCCAGCGCCAGCGACCACATGACGGTCATGGCGCCCAAGACCTGGGAGATCGCCGTGATGATGTCCGCCGCGTGCGCGGGCTGGGCGATGGCGTAGGCCAGCGCGACCATGATGCCGAGGGTCTGCGCGACCCAGGTGGCGGCGACGGCGTAGCCGAAGCTCGGCCGCCAGCGGCGCACGTAGGCGTCGGTGCTCGCGGCCTCGGCGCGGATGGTCTGGTTGATCTGGGCATGCCGTTGCGTCTCGGCCTCGAGCACCATGCCGGTGAGCGCGCGCTCGTGGTCGTTGGCGAGCCGGCGCAGCGTGAGCGCGGCCTCGGGGTCGCGCTCGATGGCCTGGGCGACGGCGTCGGGCGCGGCGTCGACGCCGAGCGCCTGGGCGATGAGCCCCCCGACGGCCGTGCCGGCCGGCCCGGCGAGGGCGGTGCCGAGGACGGGCGCGATGCGCGCGAGGCCGCTCGCGATGTCAGCCCAGCGCATCGGCAGGGCTCCAGGAGTGCTCGGCCAGGACGTGCAGGAACAGGCTGCGCTCGCGCGGGCTGCGATGCGGGTAGATGTAGCGCTGCCGCGCCTGGCCGTCGGGGGCGGGCTCGGTGATGCGCGCCCAGAGCACACGCTGCGGGCGCAGATCGAAATGGAACATCGGGCGCGGCGCGCCGTCGAGCCGCGCATCGAAATACACGCCGATGCCGCCGAAGGCGCATTGCTGGGCGGCGACCCAGAGGTCCCACCAGGTCTGCCAGTCGGCGAAGGGGTCGGTGGCGTCGGCCAGGCGCGGGTTGCCGTTGCGGTCCTTCAGCGAGTGACGACCCCCGCAGCTCGCGCGCGCGCGCTGCTCGGGGCGGATGTGCGCGCGCGCAAGCGGCGAGGGTGTGAGGGTATGGCCCGGCGCCACCCTGCCGCGCAGCTCGTCCAAGGCGAGGATGAGGCGTGCATCCATGTGGGCCAGGACGCTCGCGCCCTCGTGGTCGGGCCACTCGGTCGGGGCGAAGTACTCGATGGTCGACCAGTCGAGGTCGAGGGCGCTGCGGGGATCAGCCATGCCGCCAGTGTCGAGGCGGCGGCGGGCGGGTCAGAGCTGAAGCGGTTCAGGGTCGGGGGGCGTGAACGCGCCTGGTCACTGTAGGGCGCGCATGCGCGTGACTCAAGCGCCGGTCTCGAACAGGTCGGCCTGGCCGTCGTCCTGCACGGCCGGCGCCGCGGCGATGTTGTAGATCTGGCGCTCGGTCAGATGGTGCTCGCGCGCGAGGCGGGCCACCGTGGCGCCCTGACGCTTGCGCGCGCGGATCTCGTCGTCGCGCAGCATGCGCAGCGCGCGGTCGCACTTGGGAACATCGAGGTGCGTGCCGCGATACACCTCCCAGAGCCGCCGGGCCGTGCGCTCGCCCAGGGCCGCGAGCAAGCGCTGCGTAGGCGGCGCGTCGGCCCGCCACTGCACCGGAACCCACAGGCCGACGCCACCCCATCGCTCGACGATCGCGAGCGCTGACTGCAAGCCGACGGTCTCAGCCAGGTCGCGGGCCGAGGTGGGCAGGTCCTGCAGGCGAACGTCGGCGCGGCTCACCGGCGCAGCACGCCCAGCATGCCGAGCAGGCGGTCCAGGTCCGCGCCGCGCACGGCGCTCAGCGGGCGGGCGTCGATCACCGTGTCGGCGAGGATCTCGGCGGCCGCGCGCAGACAGCCGAGGTGGCCGTGCAGCAGGGCGAGCTCGCGCTCGATGTCGGCCAGGGCCTCGAGTCGGCGGGCCTGCTCGGACAAGCGATCGGCCTGGGCACGCGCCTTGGCGCGCGACTCACCGAGCCGCGTCTCCAGCGAGGCGATCTCCCGGCGCAGTGCGCTGCGCGCGGGGCCCGGCGGCACGTAGCCGAGGCCGACGAAACCGGGGCTCGAGGGGCGTTTAGTCGGCATTGCGCTCACCGACCGTGGCGCGCAGGGCACGATAGAGCAGATCCCAGGCGCCGAGCCGGCGCCGCGGGAAATTCTCGACGCGCCCGCGCCGCCAGGTGTGACTCGTCTGCGGTGCGCGCTTGCTCAGGCGCACGGTGTAGCTGCCGCGCGCGCCATGACTCGCGCGCGAGGTCTCGCCGTCGTTGGCGATCTCGGCGATACCGAGTACGCGGCTGCGCGCGGGATGCACAGCACTGATCAGCTCGACGGTGACGCGGATCACCGCCCGTGCCTCTGCGCGTCGTAGGTCAGCGCGGCGACGATGCGATGCAGCTGGTCCCGGTCGCACCACTCGTAGCGGTCCACGTGGAACATACGCTGGGCGATGCCGTCGGCATAGGCGTCCTGGCGCCCGGCCGCGCGCAGCTGCGCGCGGATCTTGCGCACGAGCCGGACGCGCCCAACGCCCGGGCGGCTGCGCCCCTTGCGCCGACCGCGAAAGCCGCGCGCCTTCAGGTGTTCCAGGACCTGATGCCGGCCTTCGCTGTCGAGGTCGGCGGCCGAGCGCGCGCGCGCGACGGTCCAGAGCATGTCGCGATAGGCGTCGTCGTCGAGCTGGAGCTGCGCGCGGGCGATATGGATCTTGGCGAGCTCGGCGCGGCGGTGGTCGGTCATGAGCGCGCCTCCTCGGACATCTCGCGGCCACACTGCGGGCAGGGGTAGTCCTGCAGCTGCGCGCCGTCCCTGCGGCAGGCTCGCAGCCAGGCGCGATAGGCAGTCATCAGATAGGTGTCGCTCATGCCGCCGCCTCCCCGACCAGGGTGCTCTCCAGGTCGCGGAGCAGCGCGTCGACGACCTTGTCCACCTCGCCGTCGACGGGGCGGATGACGACGGCATCGCCGCTCGCCTCGATGCGGATGTCCAGGCGCTTGAGGTCGGCGGCGGTGAGGTCGGCCACGGCGTGGCGGTCCACCGACTCTCTGACGCGGATCAGCAGCTCGGCCTGCTCGGCGGGGAGCTGCGCACGGATGCGCTCGAGGGTCTTGGCCTCGTCGTCGATGACGACCTTGCCCTTCTGCTTGGCGTAGCCGACCTTGACGTCATGCAGGACGGTGGTGCGCGGGCGCTCGAAGAGTTCGGGATGGGCCTCGATCGCGAGCTGCAGGACCGTCTTGGTCTGGGCGAGGTCCTGTAGCGCAGCCTTGATGTCGGGCAGGTACGCGCGCTGCAGCTCCGCGATGGCTTCCTGCAGCTGACGCACCTCACCACCCAGCCGGGCATGGGCGCGAGAGAAGGCGTAGGCGAGGGTCTCGATCTGGTGCATGTGCATGGTCGGTTCCTCTAATGCGCACTGCCCGTGGCAGTGCCGGTCAGGAGTCGCTCGGCCTCGAGCTCTATCGACTGCAAAGCAACCTCCGCGAGGTGCTCCGCGTATGTAGCCTGAGCGGGGTCGGTCGCGGGCGGTGTCGCGGCCTGCGTCGTCACCTCGACGCTCCGCCCCTCGCCCACGTCTCTGATGCGGATGCTGATGTCGTTCATGGGCGCGCTCATGTCGGCAGCCTCAGTTGGCCGCGCAGGTCGGGCAGGCTGACGCGGCGCATGGCGGCGACCTGCGAGAGGCCGGTCATTGCGCGCTCGAGGAGAAACTCGCAGGTGGCGTCGAGGTCCTCAGGCGTGGCGGCGATGTAGTAGCCGCTGCGCGGGTGGCCGCAGATGTGTTGGCCCTGCAGGCGCAGCGCGGTGACGACCGTGCGCACCTGGCGCTCGAGGTGTGCGTTGCTCGCCGTAGCCGTCAGCGCGAAGACCAGCTCGTCGACATGCAGGCCCTGGGCGGCGCCGATGTGCCGGGAGAGGACCTCGAGCACGCGCTCGGCGGTGATGGGGTGGCGCTCGGACTCAGACATCGTGGCGGCTCCGGTAGGCATCCAGGGCGCCCTGGGCGTCGACGGCGGCGCGCAGCAGCGCGTCGAGCACGGGGTCGGCGATCCGGCTGACGTACTGCTCGAGCGTCGCGCGGGCGCGCTCGGCGTTGCCGGCGAGCAGGCCCTCGGCGGCGGGCGGCTGGGCGGGCGGGCACGTTGCCGGCTCGACGACGGCGGGCATGCGTTGCACCTCGGTCTTGCGTCGGCGTTGCGGGCGCTCGGGCGGCGGATCGATGAGGCGGTAGCGCTTGTCCGGGGTGCGCGCGACAAAGCCGCCGATCCGCAGGCCGTAGAGGATCTTGCTCACATCGCTCGTCGACTGCGCGAGGCCGCTACGCGCCGCGATCTCGGCTGTCGTCATGGGCTCGCCGGCCGCACGCAGGATCTCGCGCACTTCGTCGGTCAGGCCGCTGGGCTCGCTCATGGCGCGTTTACTCCTCTACCAATCCAGGATCGACCAGGTGGCGCGCACGCCGAGCCAGAGCTGCTCGGTGCCGCGGTCGCCGGCGTTGGGGCGCAGGCCGCCGTCGGCGGCACTGGACTCGTGGCGGTACTCCAGATAGGGCGAGAGCTCCAGCGCGCCGAGCTGCACGAGCGCGGCGGCCTGCAGACCCAGGGCGAGACGCCCGTAGGGCTCGGCACAGCCGGAGCGGGCCTGGTCGAGCGGGTGCTCGATGCAGCGCTCGACGCCGCCGCTGTGCCAGCCCAGGCCCGCGTCGGCGTAGAGGTCGAGCGAGCGGGCCTGCGCGCCGGGGCCGGCCAGCAGCGCGATGAGGCCTGCGGTGGTGAGTGCGGTGCTGCCTGCGATCCGTGTCATACGTCGTCCTCCGGGGTGTTGTCGCGCGCGGCGAACAGCAGCGCGGCGATGATGACGCCGAGGCAGGCGCCGAGGGTGAGCCAGCCGATCGCCGTCAGGATGCTCATGAGCCGCGCCCCGCGGCACTGGGCAGTTCGCCCAACTGTTGCGCCCAGGCCTCGGCCAGGACGCGCTCGGTGCGCTCGGGGTCGGGGCCGCAGGATGCGTCGAGCGCATCGGCGTGGCGCTCGAGCAGCTGCGCCATCATCGAGCCCAGCAGCAGCAGGCGATGGCGTGCGGGGTCCGCGCGAAGATGCGCGCGCGCGGGCGGTGGCGAGGGCGCCGCCCGGTACTCGAGCGTGCCGTCGTCGTCCTGGTAGGTGATGGGGGGCATGCGTGGGCTCCTCTCTAGTGACCGCGCACGTGCCACTGCACCTGGCAGCCCAGGTGCAGGGCGACCATGAGGCGCTCGGTGTGGCCGTAGCCGCGCTGGCGCAGGACCTTGACGGCCCGGGCGAACTGGTCGGTGCTGGGGTCGCGGGCGATCCAGATGACGGGGTTGCGGGCCTGGATGTCGATGCTGAGCAGGGTGTGCCCGCGCGCGACCAGGTCCTCGGCGCAGGCGCGGGCGGTGAGCAGGCTGGTGAGCAGGTGGGCGTTGAGACGCCCGGCGCGCTCTGCGGCCTGGCGGGTGAGGTCGACGGCGGTGGCGGTCATGGCTCAGGTCTCCTGCAGGCGTGAGTGCGGGCAGCCGGATCGACAGGCCCGGTAGAGGCGCACGCGCGTGGCGTTGGTCGCGGCGAAGGGCCGGCGCTGGATCTCCAGGCAGCGGTCGGCGGCGAGCGCGCCGAGGACGGGGCAGTCGACGTGTAGGTCCATCAGCGCGCCGCGCACGGCCTGCTCGACGGCGGATAAATCGCCCTGGTAGCGGCCCTTGAGGACTTGGTTGATCACGGTCGGGCTGTAGCCGACACGCTCGGCGATGCGCCGCTGGGTGGCGCCTCGGCAGGCGCACGCGAGCGCGTCGATCCAGTCGTCGGCGGGGGCGATGGGCGTGGGCGCGCTCATGTCGACGCCTCCCCATCGCCCGGGCGCCAGACGACGCGCCCAAGGTTGGGATCGAAGACCTGGCGCACGCGCTGGACCATCGGCGCGCGTGGGCCGGTGTTGCGCGTCACGAGGAAGCGGTAGCGCGCGAGGCGCGCGGGCCCGCCCGGCTCGACGACGGCCAGGTAGCCGGCGCGGGCGAGGTAGGCGCAGTAGTACTTGGCGTCGGCCTCGGAGACGGTGCAGTCCTCGGTCGAGGCGTGTACCGCGAGGTCGCGGGCGTCGAAGGCGCCGAGCATCTTGGCGGTGCGCCACATGTGATCGCGCCCGCGCCCCTGGGTGACCTCGCTGCCGTCGCGGCGCAGGCGCGGCGCATCGGGGCCGGGGTCGCCGACGAGCTCATACAGCGTGGGCAGGAACTCGTTCGCCCGTCGGCTGGTGCGCTGCTCGCGACGGGTGTCCGGGCCGAGGCTGCGGATGTAGCCGGCGGCCTGCAGGCCGTGCAGGTAGTCGCGGATGGAGTCGACGCCGAGGCGCGTCTCACCCTGCAGGTCGGCCACCGTGAATCGGCGCCCGCGGCGGATGGCGTCCCACACGCCCTCGCGTCCGGGGCGCTGCGCGCGCTGGCCGGGGATGCGCGCGTCGTCGGCGGGTCTACGCGACATCGCCGCCCCCTCCCTGCGGGTCGTCGATGCCGTCCTCGATCGCCATCGTGACGAGGGCCGCCCAGTTGGCCTGCCAGTACACGCCGCTCTGTCGGCTGCGCAGGATCGGCGAGCCGTCGGGTGCGGTGCCGGTCTCGTACGCGCGGCCGTCGGCTGTCGAGCCGACGCCGCAACGCCGGCGCAGCAGGATGGCGTTGCCCTGGATCAGCCGGCCGCGCATCAGGAGACCGCCTGGGCGCCGCGACGCCTGGGCGCTGCCCGCGTGCTACCGCGCAGCGGCGCGCTGCCGGTGTAGAGCGCCTGATCGCCCCAGGCGGCGAGGTCGACCGCATCGACGCCGCGCCGGGTGGCCCAGTCGCGCACGAGGTTGAGGTTGACCGCGACGCGCCGGGCGCCGCCCGCGGCGACCTGCACGATGCGCTCGAGCAGGTCGTCGGCGACCTGGATGTCGCGGCAGTACAGGCGCGCGAGCTTCTGCGCGTCGGCCAGGCCGGTCGGCTGCGCCTCGACCCACTCGAGCACGCGGTTGTGGATACGCTCGTAGGCGCGCAGCGAGGCCTCCAGGCGCTCCTCGCCGATGAGCAGGATGGGCACCCCGCTCGACTCGTAGATGTCGCGCACGACGGGGATCATGTGTTTGTCGATGAGGTAGTCGACCTCGTCGACGATCAGCGGGCGGCGGCTGAGCACCAGCTGCTCGGCGACCTGGTCGCACATCTCGGCGATGGTGCGCGCCGCCGGCACGCCGATCTCGCGCAGGATCGCCTGCAGGAAGCTCTTGCGCGTCCAGACCGATTTGGCCTCGACGTAGTAGGCGCGGTAGCGATTCGCCGCGTGCGTCGCGGCCATCGATTTCCCGAATCCTGAGGGGCCATAGAATCCGACCAGCCCCGGCAGATGCTCCGGGCGCTCCATCGCGCGCGAGAGCGCATCGGTGCACAGGGAGACGTTGCTGGTCGGGGCGATCGATTGCGCCGGTAGGCTGATGACGTTGGGCTCTGACATCCTGCTTGCTCCTCGTGTTGTCGTCGTGAGGCCCGCCAGCGGGCCTGCTCTTTGCTCGTTGCGTCGGTGCTAGCCGAATTCGTCGATGCTGATCTGGTCGGCGAAGTCCGTGAAGAAGTCGCGCATCGAGGCGTGCTCCGGCGTCTGCCGGTAGCGCTCCAGGCCGAGGCGGTCGGCCTCGCTCACCGGCGCGCCGCGCTCGATCCGCTGGGCGATGCGCATCCAGCGCGCGTAGATACGCCGGGGGTCGTGCTGCTCGATGGGGGTCGGCGTGGGGTCGAAGGTCGCGACGAACTCGGCATGCCGGCCCGTGTCGATGTCGGCACCCTGGGGCGCGTCGCTCGCGCGCGCCGCGATGCCGTGCTGCTCGAGCGCGGGTGTGCTGTAGGGGGTGGCGCGAGACGGGAGTGCGGTGACCTTCTCGGCCTCGGCGATGCGGTGCTCGAGGACGGCCTCGGCGATGTTGCGCTTGACGGCCTGCTTGGCCGCGCGCAGCTCGGCCTTCTGGTCGGCGAGCCAGCCGCGCGCGTGGGCCTTGGCGACGGCGGCGACCTCCTGGCGGGAGATGCCGAGCAGCGCGTGCGCCTGCGCCATGCACAGGTATTGGCCCTGCAGGTCGTAGACGTAGAGCCGGCCGATGTCGTCGGCGTCGCGGCGCAGCTGCACCTCGCGCCCGGTGTGCTCGACGAGCTCGGGCGCGACGTAGTCGTGGTGCTCGTAGCGGATGCCCTTCTTCGTGACCGTGCGCACGCCCGCCACCTCGCAGAGCAGCGCGTCGAGCGCGCGCTCGTCCTCGATGCGGTGGACCTCGCCCGTCCAGGCGGTGGCGACCGCGAACGGGCTGCGGCCGGACAGGCCGGCGTGTGCGTCGCGCGCGTAGACGTGCTCGCACCAGTCGTCGAGCTTGGCCTGCAGCTCGGTCGCGGTGAGCTGCACGTCGACGACCGCGCCCGGCTCCATGACGCGCTGGGCGAAGCTCTTACGCGCCTCGATGACCTTGCGGTCGGCCACCGAGTGGCCGATGAAGCCGGGCAGCAGATCGAGCAGGCCGTGGGTGACGGTCTGCAGGGCGCGCTCGATGGTGCCCTTCTCCTCGGAGGCGAACGGCAGGCAGAGGAGCTGCTCGACCTCCAGGTCCTCGAGCACGCGACGGAACTGCGCGCTGGTGTAGTCCTTGCCGTTGTCCGTGCGCACGGCCTCGGGCACGCCCCAGGCGAGCAGTGCGTCGCGCGCGGTCAGCGCGACGGCCTCGGCGCGCGAGGTCTTGCTGACACGCAGGCGCAGGCGGCGCGAGTACAGGTCGATCACGCCGACGACGACGTGGCGGCCGTCGACCAGCATCCAGTCGGCCGGCGTGGAGTCCATCTCCCAGAGCTGGTTGAGACGCTCGATGTGCTCGTGATGCGAGCCGTAGGCCGGCAGGTAGGCGTTCTTCCAGCGGTCCGGGTTCGTCGTGTAGGTCCAGAGCTGTGCGTGCTCGCGCTTCCAGCCCGCGAGGTAGCGCTCGATGCTCTTGGCGCTGACGATGTCGAGGTCGGGATGCTCGGCGGCGAGGTAGTCCTTGATCTTGCTCGGTGTAATGTGAGGCTGCTGCTGGATGCAGGCGAGCACGACGTCGCGCAGCGCGGGCGTCTCGGCGATCTTGCTGCGCCCGCGGCTCTGGCCGTAGCCGTCGAGCAGTCCGGCCAGGCCGCGGTCGCGGTAGGCCTGCTGCCATCGGTAGAGGGTGGCGCGATCGAGCGAGCGCGCGCCGTGGCGCACCGGCAGGTGCGCGGCGTGGATGCCGGGGATCTCGATCTCGCCGCCGCAGTAGGCGGCGACGAACTCGTGCACGCAACCGGCGGTGCCGGTGCCGTAGACCTGCGCGTAGTCGGCCCAGCGGCGCAGCACCCACTCGCGGGCATGGGCGCGCAGCTTGCGGGGATCATCCGGGCGCATCGCGGCGAGTCGCCGGAGTCCATCCTGCTTCGCGCGCCGACGCCGCGCGCGGGCGTCGCGATCGCCGGTGACGGCCTCCAGGGTCTCGGCATCGATCGAGCCGCCGGCCTGCGCGGCCAGGTGCGCGCGGGTCTCGCGTGGGAGTGCGCTGATGTGGTACTCGCGGCCGCCACCACGGGCGCGGCGCGGGCGGTGTTGCCAGTGATCGCGCTGAGCGCGGGCGCTGATTCTGCGCGCCGTCCCCGGCAGCCCCGGCAGCCCGGCCAGCTCGGCGGCGCTGTACCACTCACGCATGGCCGAACCCTGGCTTGGTATCTTTGTGGGTACGACCCAAGCCCACGCATGAGGAGGTACCTCGGTGACACAGATCGACAAGCTCGCGAACTCGGTGCGCGCGGTCTCGGCCTTGATCGATATCGTCAAAGACGGCAATCCGACCGAGGCGTTGACTACGCTGCAGGAGCGGCTGCAGGCCCTGCGCCAGGAACTGCTCGAGGTCCGCGAGGAAGTGCTGGCGTTGCGCGAGCAGAATTTGGAGTTGAAGGAGGGCTTGGCCGAGGCGACGCGCGAGAAACTGGATGCGGATCGATACCGGCGTGCGGTGCTGGCGACTGGCGCCGTCGTCTTCGTCGAGCATGATGCCGTAGATCAGCCCGCCGAGACGGCGGTGTACTTCTGCGCCCACTGCCTGCCGAAGGGGCATGCGGTGATCCTGCAGCTTGTGCGGCGAGTGGTGGGGGGCAGCCATTACAAGTGTCCTGCCTGCGAGACGCAGGTCGTTGCGCCGAATGCGGCCACGCGCGCCAAGCCGCAGCACAGGGTCGAGAAGGTGCCGCGCTGGGAAGATGAGTACTGAGGCGATCACCCCTCGCCCTCCCCCATGATCTTGCGCAGCTCGCGGACCATCCGCGCCGCCTGCTCGCGCTGGCGCTCCCACTTGCCCATCTCGGCCTCGAGCACCTGGCGGCCGAGGAGCAGCCGCCCGCCGCGCACGCCGACGAGCCAGTTGGTGATGGCGTGGGTTTGGCAGGCCTCCTCTAACGAAGGCACAAGCCAGAGCGGGAGGTTGAACGTCTCCCGGCCCTCGCTCGTGTAGGCATCGAGCATGTACTTGGTGACGTCATGCCCGGCGAGGCGGCTCATGCGCGCGGCGATCTCGTGGCGGTCGCCGTCGGCCTCGCGCAGCTCGGCGCCGACCAGGGCCGAGAGCTCGGCGCGGTAGTCCATCGCGGCGGGTAGCGGCGCCGCCGGTTGCGGCACCTCGAAGAGGTCGGGTGTGCGCGCATCGCGGCGGCCGGCCATGTCTACGCGGCCTCCTGGCCGCGGACATTGCGCCCGCGCTGGGTGGTGGTAGGCTCTACTGTCTTGTCAGTACGCTGAGGCCGAAGACCGCGGCGCCGAGTGGGCAGGCCGTCGGCGTCGTAGCGCTCGGGGAACAGGTCCTGGGGGCGCATGTCCAGCGCGTCGGCGAGCACCTTCTCCATGCGGGGATACGGCGCCGTCCAGACCTGGTAGATCGTCTGCCGCCGGACGCCCTCTTTGCGCGCCAGGCCGGCGACCGTCTCGTCCTGCAGCTGCAGCTGGTACATGACCCAGGCGCGGCGCTTATGAGGATCGCGGACGAGGCCCCGCTCGTGTCTGTCTAGGCGTCTCATGGGAGTAGATAGTGCGTAAGGCATTACGCGATGTCAACAAGGCCTTCCGCATTTCCGACTAACCGATTACGCACTCAGTGCGCGCTCTGAGCGGATTCAAAATGAAAACAAAGGGTTACGGTGTTCGCGACGAGATCGGTGAAAGTCGGACGCCGCGTCCAACTTGGGAGGATCAACTCGGACGCTTCCCCGAGCGCCTCAAAGAGGCCGTGAAAGGTGAGCCGCTCCGGGCGTTTGCGAGCCGCGCCGACGTGAACGAGGGGACCCTGCGTAACCTATTGAGCGGAGGATTGCCCAAGCTCGATAGCTTGGTGCGGATCGCGGGAGCCGCTGGCGTCAGCGTGCAGTGGCTGGCCACGGGGGAGGGCGCCATGCGTCCGGGTGAGCCCGGCGCTGGTGGGCTGCAGGCCGATGAGCTCGACCTGCTACAGGACATCGTCGAGGTGACGGACGAGCTGCTCGAGGAGTACGGCATCCGTCTGTCGGGTGCCAAGCGCGCCCGGGTGTATCGCCTATTGTTAGAGCTCGCGCGCGAGGACGAGACTCCAGCCGTGGACCGGGAGAAGGTGGTCCAGCTGATCCGCTTAGCGAGCTAGGAGTAGGCTATGAGCAAGGAGCAGGTGCGCGAAGAGCTGCGCCACATCATCGGTGAGGCCCCGCGCTGCGGATGCCGACAGCAGGGCAACCTCACGGCCTGGCTGGCGATCACCACCCTGGGACTGGTCGCAGTGATCGTGACCGTCGTCGACCAGTCGCCGGAGCAGATCACGATCAGCCACAGCGACGTCGACCAGCGGTACCACGTCGTCATCGGCGCCGGCACCCACGCCCCAGCCAGGGGCCTTTGAGCGGTCGCAAACTGCGTGTCTAGGGCCGCTTAAAGGGCTCGCAACTGCGTGTCCGGACCTGGGCGACCCGACCAGGTCGGTGGATCTACTAACTCCCTGATTCCTCTGGCAAGTCCCACTACTTCCCGCCCAATCCCGCTAAGTCCCGCCTGTCGCAATCCCCTTGTCCCTTCACACGAAGGGCGAGACAACAGACTCACAAGCCCCCCTGCCAGCCTTCCCTGGCGTAGCCTTCGGGCTCCGTATGCGGCTTCAGCCCCACTCCGACTCAGCGAACACCCGGTCGCG